TTGTCCAACAGGGACAAGACGCGCTCGGTGTCCGGCAAGCGGTTGCCCAGCACCGGGTTCAGCTTGGCCCGCGCCGCTTCGTAGACTTTGCGTCCCGTATCGGTGCGCAATACCTTGGCCGCGCCGCCGGTCAGCTTTTCGCTGATCTCGCTGACTTTCTTCAGCTTCTCGGTCGCGTCTATGGCCTTGTCCAGCCAGCCGTCGGATTCGCTTTCCTGCCGCTTCAGCTCGGCGACGGCTTCGCCGGGACGGCTCTTGCCGCCAGGCTTGGCGGATGACTGGTTCTGCTTCGCAGTGGAAATGGCCTCGCCAGGTTTGGCGCGGCTAGAGGAGGCGGGAGAGGAAGGGCGAGACGCGTCGCCGGCGGCATCGCTGTCGCCGCCTTTGCGATCGCCGCCCTTGCCGCCGCGCTGTACCGGTCGTTGCCAGTCAGACGATGGCATGTCGCGCTGGGTCTTGTCCTGGTCGCGCCGCTGCCGTTCCACCTTCTCTTCCACCAGGCGGATGACGGCGCTAAGCCGGACCGAAGCCAAAAGCTCGACCCGGCGGGTCTGCTGTAGATTCAGGGTGGATTGCAACGCCTGTCCGCGCCGCAAACTGGCCTGCCACGCCTCATGCTGGCGGGTCAGCCGGCCCAGCGTGGACTCCAGCTGGCGGTGCTGGCTTTCCAGCCTGGCCAGATCCAGCCCGGCATAAGCCTGGCGGGTCCGTTCGACATTGCCGGCCAAATCCTTCTGCGCGTCGTTAAGACGCAGACTGCACTTGCGCAGCTCATCCAATGCGGAGCGGGCGGAACGGAAGGCGTTGTCGAAGACCCCGGACAGCGTCGCGCCCACCTTAAGACCGATGAAAAACTCGCTTACCATGGTGTGTGCCTGTGAAGGGGGAAAGAAAGGGGCGGCCGGCCCCGGCCCGGCATGCGGGCGGCGGCCGACCAGAAAGATGGGGGAATCAGATGGCGTCCAGCAGTTGCTGCTGGCGCTCGCCGCGGCGCTGGACTTCGCGTTCGGCCACTTCGCACCAGAACCAGTAGTCGTCCATGGCCAGCGCGTCGATTTCCGAAGGCGGCAGGCCCAGCACCGTCAGCAGCACTTCGTCAAACGCTCTGAGCGTGCTCGTTTCCGCCCACCATGTCGCGAAAGCTGTCCGCCAGGGCGCGGCTGTCGGCGATGTCCAGCTGGTCGATGTCTTCCAGAGTCAGGCCGGTCATGCGGGCGAACAGGAAGTCTTCCTGGTCGGCATCGTCCTGGCTGTGCTGGCTGGCGGCCTTCAGGTCGGCGCGCTTCAGGCGGCGGATTTCCAGTACTTCAATGCGTTGGCCGGCGGCGTTGGTGAACGGATATTGCAGTTTGATTTGCATGATGGCTCCTTGAAGCGCGTTGGGAATGCCGTCATTTTCCGGCTTCCGGGATTCGGGGTATGCGAAAGCGTTTTAGGAAGTTTCTTTAAAAGCCTCCCGCAGAATGCATCCGCGGGAGGCCGTCGCTACGCTTAGCCGCCGATGTTCTGGCGGTATACAGACAGCATGTCGTTGCCGGCCACGCGGTAGATATTGGCCATGTAATCCAGCTCGAGGATGTCCTCGCCGCCGATCACCTGCTTGACGTAGGTGGCGGTGAAGGCGGAGCTGAAGTCTGCGTTTTCATGCTGCTTGAAGGTGCCCATCGGGTTCTTCTTGAACATCACCGTCAGGTAGGTCACCAGGCTGACCTGCTCCAGGCGGCCTTGCGAGCCGTAGGTTTCGATATTGGAGCGGGCCTGCAGCTGCACGGACTGGAAGGGATTGGCCACGGTCTTGGCCACGTCCTTGTACAGCGAGTTCCACTTGATCTCGCCTTCCAGCTTGTCGAAACCGGCCGGCAGTTCGATCGTGCCTACCATGCCCAGGGCCTTGTGCTCCTTCATGATGGCGGCCACGTCCGGCAGCTTGATCTCTTCGGCGCGGCCGAGCAGGGAGTTGCCGTTGATGTAGATGTTGGCATTGGTGATACGGTTGATTTCAATCTTGCCGGCCATGATTAATTGCCTCCTTTCAGGGTGAGCAGGTATTCCGAAGTGATCTCGGTTTCAAAGGTCAGGCGTTCCAGCGGCGGCGCCACGGTGTACTTGTAGCTGATCAACAGGTGGCCGGAGGACAGCTCCACATCGGAGTTGCGCGCCGGATCGAACCAGGCCTTGAAGCCCAGCAGGGCGCCGTCGCCGATCAGCTTGCGGCCGTAGCCGTTCACCGACTCCACCAGCGAGTCGATGGTGGCCTGGTTCAGCGGCATATCGATGTATTGCTGGCTGAAGTAGCGGATGGACTCGTTGATCACGTCGCCGGTGCGGCGCACGTTTTCGAAGTTGCGCATGCTGGACACCGCGGGCCAGGCGGCGGTGCGGTTGCCCCACAGGCGGAAACCGGTGCCGACGCTGTTGAACACGGTGGTGATGCCAGCCGCGTTCAGTTGGTTCACCTCGCTGTTCGGGTCATCGATCATCGCCGACAGCTGACGCTCGACGCCGACCACGCCGGCCAGTTCCTGGTTGGAGCTGGACCACCAGAAGCCCTTGTCGTTATCCACCTTGGCGCGCAGGCCGGCCGCGCGGGCCGACAGCGCGTCCAAGCGCAGGCCGCCGTTGCCGTCGGCCACCATCACATAGGGGTAGCACAGGCGAGCGCGGTCGCTGGAGGTGTTGAAGTTGATGGTGCCATTCGGGCCGCGGCCGGCCAGCGCGTCGGCGAAGGCAGTGCCGATAGGCGCGTCGACGTAGGCGATGGCGTCCAGGCGCTCGGCCGCAGCGACCAGTTCCGCCGCTACGGTGTTCTGGGTGCAGAAGCCCGGGGCGATCAAGATCTTGGCGAAGAAGCCGAACTGGTTATAGGTATCCTGCAGCGCCTTGATGCCGATGCGCTTGCCGGCGGCGTTGACGCCGCCGATGATGTCGGCCGCGGTCACCTTGGTCGGATCGGCGTAGTCGTAGCTCACCTTCAGGCTGGCGCCGGCTGCGATGGCACCGGTCTTCAGGCGGGTCAGCTTGCCGTAGGTCGCGTCCACTTGGTAGTCGGTGCCGGCCACGTAAGTATTGGTGCCGTCCGCGCTCTTCACCACCACATTGGCCACAGCCTGCTTTTGCAGCGCGGCCGCGCCGCTGACCGCATCCAGCGTCACCGCCTCGCCGGCGATGCTGGTCTTGTGCAGGGAGGGGTCCAACACGTTGATCACGATCACGGAACCGGCGCCGTGGTCATAGATGGCACTCAGCGCCTGCGGGATGGTGAAGCCCGGCAGCTGCGGGCCAAAGGCCGCGGCGTCTTTTTCGGACAAGCTCAGCACCGGCGAATTGATGCCGCCGGCCGGGGCTTGCGGCGCGGTGCCGATCAAGCCGATCACAGCCGATTTGACGGTGCGCACCGGGCGCGGGCCGCGTTCCACTTCGATGGTTTCAACGCCATGCAGATAATTTGCCGCCATGCTTACGCTCCTTGTTCAGCGGTTTGGGAAGGGGTTGCCACACTGGCCGACGGCTGCGCGACGGAAACCGATTGCGGCTGGAAAGCGGCCGCGCCGGAAACCGGCTGCGCGCTCAGGTAGCCCAGCGCCACCAGCGTGCGGGTGTAGTTGTGGTTCTCCGGCATTTCCACTTCATGGCCGGGAAACAGCATGATTTCCTGGCCGTCGGCCAGGGTGACGCCGCTGATCGGGCCGGAATACAGATACTTCATGGTTGCTCCTCGAGTGAGACTGCGGTTATCACGGGCAAGGCATCCGGGGCGGCATCCGTCACTTGCAGGGTGTCGGTGGCCAGCGCGATGGCGTAGCGCGCCACGCCGTCGCGGTAGCCCAGGAAGGTTTCGGACAGCAGCCAAGCCGGTTGGCAATCCGGCGGCGCAAAACCGAGGCAGCTGCGTCGGATCGCATCCAGCACATCGCCATCCGCCTCTCCGGCGCGGCTCTGGCCGAGCAGGACCGTGATCGTCAGTTGCAGCGTGCGCAGTTGGCCGTAGCCGTCGCGCAGCGGACCGAACTGGCTCCCACGCAGGCACAGCAGGGCCGCGCCTTGCGGGTGCGTCAACGGATAGTCATCCTCGGCGCCCGCGAAGTACTCGACGGTCAACTGCGGCACGCCGGCACGCAAACGCGCCAGCAGCGCGTCGACAATTTGGGAAGTGCTTGCCACAACGAAACTCCAGGACAGGGGAAAGAGATGTGCGCAAACGCGCTCGGATCGCCGGCCAGCGGAACTGCTTGCCGAACGAGACGCAGAATGCCGGACGAGGGAGGGAGGGAGCTTGTAGCCGCATTTAGGAAGTGCGGCACTGACATGGCGCTGACACCGGTCAAAAGGCGAGCGGGAGGAGGAGATGGAAAAATGGCTGCATTGGATGACATCGCCCGCGGGAGCGCACATGCAAACACAACTACGCAGCAAGGGACCGGAACTGCTGGCCGACCTGACCGACCACATCACGCTGGCCTTGCGCCAGCTGGCCCACACCGAAAGCCGCCAGGCCGAACAGATCGCTCAGGAAATCACCCGCCGCATGGCTCAGCACTGGGGCGGCCAAAACATCTACTTCCCGCTGGGCAAGAGCAGCAAGTCGGCCGAGCGCGACCGGCAAATCCTGGCCGACTTCAACGGCGGCAATCACGCCGAGCTGGCGCTGAAGCACGGCATCTCGGTGCAATGGGTATACAAGATATTGAAAAATGCCCGCAAGGCCGCCTGAGACTGGCGCAGAAATGCCAAAGCCCCGGCAGGGTATCCTGGCGGGGCTCGTTGGAGGGCGGCTTGGCGCTTCGCGCGCGCCAATGCACAAAGCCCAGCTCGTTTGAGCTGG